AACGGAGACAATGCCTTTAACACAGCGGTTGGCTATCGAGCTTTGTATTCTGGCGGCAACACTTATAGCGTTGCCGTAGGATATGACGCGCTGTTGAGCAACGTCAGCGGAACGGACAACACAGCCGTTGGCGCGCAAGCGTTAGACGCTTATACGGGCAGCAATGCGACGGCGGTTGGCCGTTCTGCGCTAGGCGCGAACACTACTGGCGCTGACAATACGGCAGTGGGCAAGGACGCGCTGCTGTTGGTATCAACCGGCGCAAACAACGTGGCGGTGGGCGCGTTTGCTGCTGATGCGCTGACTACCAACGGCAACGTCACCGCCGTGGGCACGCAAGCCCTGACGGCCACCACGGGCGCGAATAACACTGCGCTAGGTCACCAAGCCGGCGATGCCGTCAGCACAGGTGCGCAAAATGTGTTGATTGGCGCAAGCGCCGGTTCGTCGGGCACAAACGACCTCACCACGGGGTCAAACAACATCCTGATTGGCTACAACGCCGCCGCTTCATCGGCTACGGTCAGCAACGAAATCACGCTGGGCAACGCTAGCATCACGTCGTTCCGCATCCCCGGCATTACGCTGACGTTCAGCGTCAAGTACTTCAACCACGGCACGCTGACCGTGGCCACGCTGCCTGCTGCGGCTACTGCTGGAGCGGGGGCGCGGGCATTTGTGACGGACGCCAACGCAACAACGTTTGCCTCTGTGGTTGCCGGCGGCGGCGCCAATGGCGTCCCCGTGTACAGTGATGGCACGAACTGGCGGATTGGGTGAGGTGAATCATGGCTGAAGTGTCATCCGAATACTGGGCCTACAACGACCCGCGCTGGGCTAATGACCCGGCGTATGGCAACCCGGAGGCCATGAAATATGTCGGGCCGTGGGAACAGGTTCTGCAGGCAACGGGCTTTAAGGGAAGAATGTATGAGCCCATAATTGAAATGCAGCCCAGCGAATACGGTGGGTTTGTGCCCCAAGAGGTTGGGCGGCAATATACGTCAGAAGCAAAAGCCGCCATTGACGGCCTTCGGTCGGCCGGATACGACTTGCGGTGGAAGCATCCCGACCGCCGCACCTTCAACACCTACTGGGGGTTTATAACTCCCGATGGCGTGCAAGACATCAAGATTGCAGGCTCCGATCTCGGCGATGCAATCATGCCGATGATCAAGGTCTTCGGCGCCGGCCTCGGGCTTGCAGGCTTGGGCGCGGGGATCAATTCGCTGTTGGGTGGCGCTGGGGCCGGAGCCGGTGCAGGCGCAGGCAGCGCTCTCGGCATTGCTGAGGCTATGGCGCCTGGCGTACTCGCTCCCGCAACGGCGGCCGAGATGGCCGGCGTTAATGCGCTATTGGGCGGCGGCACCGGGGCGCTGACGGCGGCGGATTTGTCCGCTTTGCCAGCAGACGTAATGGGACAAATCAACCCCATTCCGCAGGTTGAAGTTGCCAATTTTCCGTCGTTGGGCGACAGAACTGTCACCAATGTTGTAACGCCAGGGGCGCAGGCACCGGGTGCGGCATCAACAAACGCCCTTGCGCCAGGGCCGTATCAGAACTTGACGCCAACAGAGTTGTTGCAGTTGGATTACGCAACGACTCCGGGGCTGAACATGAGCCCGATGCCAAGCGCAACCGGCACGACGTCGCAGTTGCAGCCGTTTCCTGCGTCAACGGCAGTCACGGTTGCGCCTCCAACGTTTGAATTCAGCCCGCTGCAAGATTTGACTGCTCCAGTTTCTGGCGCAACGGGCGCCAATGTTGGGGCAGTTGCGCCGTCTACCGGCACGATTGCCGACCTTGCCGGCATTCCTGCGGACGCCGGGTTTGCTGCCGGCATGGGCGTTGACGCGGGCATGAACGCCTTGAATCTTGGCGCGGGAGCTGGCGCAGGCGTTCTTGGCGCCGGTGGAGGTGGTAGCGCTGGCGCTGCGCCCGTTGCTACTGCGCCGGCTGCTGTTACACCCGCTACTGCGGCAACAACTGCACCCGCTGCAGCCACTGTTGCAGAAACAGTCCTGCCTGCTGCAGCGGCTACTGGCGCCGGCGCGGCGGGCGGGGGCACAGAAGCTCTTTCTGCGCTGGACCAAGCCGCTCTTGATATGGGCGCTGGCGCCACGAACGTGGGGGCAGCAACCGGCGGCGGCTCCATCCTTGACCAGGTCATAAGTTTTTTCAGAAGCCCCGCAGGCGGCGCGGCTCTGAGCGGCCTTGGCAGCGTCATTGGTGGCATCACGCAGGCCAATGCGGCGCAAGCGGCATCAGATCAGCAAGCCGAGGCGGCGCGCAATGCTTTGGCGCTGCAGCGGGAGATGTTCGAGTACCAGAAGGGCTTGCTCGAACCCTACCGCACTGCCGGCACTGCGGCGCTGGAGCGCCTGTCTGGTGCGATGGGCCTCGGCGGCCCAGCACAGCCCCAGCAGATGCTCGAAATGGACCCCGGCTACGGCTTCCGTCTGGGCGAGGGGCTGAAGGCGCTGGAGCGCATGCAGGCGGCTCGGGGGAACATGCTGTCGGGTGGGGCGTTGAAGGCGGGCCAGCGGTATGCGCAAGATTACGCGTCCGGTGAGTACGGCAACGCCTACAATCGGCTGGCAAACATTGCGGGTCTGGGACAGACTGCCGGCACGCAACTTGGCGGCGCAGCGCAGCAGTTTGGGCAGACTGCCGGCAATGTCATGGGGCAGGAAGCTAACGCGCTTGCTGCTGGCAGAATTGGTCGCGGGTCGGCATACGGTAACGCCATCCAAGGCGGGTTGAATGCGTACAGCAACTACCTCAATCAGCAGCAGCAGAACCAGTTGTTCCGCGACATCTTCGGGCGCACTGCGATTGGAGGCTGATCATGCAGCTTGACACCAGACTCCCGCTGCTGGCCGCCCAGCAGCCTGCGCTGCAGTTCCAGCCCGAAACAAAACTCGAAAGCCTTGGCAAGATCGCGCCGGCGATCAACGCCATGCGGCAATTGCAGGCGCAGCAGATCGACATGGAAACGGAACTGCGCAAGCGCCAAGCGTTTGATCAGTTCCGCGCTGCGGCACAGCAGGCTGGCCTAAGCGGGGATTTAGGGCAGTTGGCTCAGGTGTTTTTCACGCATGGTCAGTCGCCGGAGCATTTCAAGTTCGGTACTGAGCTGATGAAGGCCGCGCAGGAAGACGCGCGCAACCGCCGCTTGTTTGGATACCCCAGCGAGCAGGCCGCCGCAATGGCCGCTCCCACTGGTGCGCCCAACATGGGCCGCAAGTTTGAGCAGGCCCCGGTATCTGAAGCCGCGCCGGAAATGGCGATGGGCGCTGCCGGCGGCGCGCAACCTGTGAATGCCATGATGGCGATGGAAGCGCCTGCTGCGCCTGCGGCTGCAACGCCGGCACAGCCCCGAGTTGGTGGCCCTCAGGGCTATTCGTTTGCCGGCAGGACTTATCCTGCGCCCGTAGTGCAGGAAATGCTTGCAGGCGACAAGACTCGCCCTTTGGGGCTGGAAATCATTAAGGCGAATGAGCAGAAGCGCGAAACAACGCCCGAAAAGATCCGCCTGATGCAAGCATTTGGCTATCCGATGACTCAAGAAGGGTTTGCGGCTTTTGAGGCGGCACAGCGGGCGCCGCAGCTTTCCACAGATTATCAAAATTACCAGCAAGCCCAAAAAGAAGGCTACAAAGGCAATTTTTTCCAGTACCAGCAAGAGCTTAGGAGGGCTGGGGCAACAAATGTCCCGATCAACGTAAGCACGGAGAAAAAATACGGAGAGGCATTCGGCGGGAAAATGGCGGAAGTGGACATAAACAAGTTCACGGCCGCAGAAAAGGCGCCGCAAATGGCAGAAAACGCCAACCGCATCATTGAGCTTGCAAGAAATCCCAACATTTTTGTTGGGCCTATTGCTGACATTAAGCTCAACATTGCAAGAGCCTTTAACGTTGTTGGGGCCAACAACGAAGAAACTATTTCCAACACCGAAAGATTGATTGCCGCCACCAGTCAATCAACACTTGATGCCATCAAGGGGGCTGGCCTTGGTGCTGGGCAAGGATTTACCGACAAGGACTTGAGGTTCTTGCAGGGTGTTGCTGGTGGAACTATAAATCTTACGGCCCAGACACTTACAGAGCTTGCTCAAATTCAACATCGTGCAGCAGTGCGCGCGGCAGAAGCGTGGAACAAGCGTTCTAAGGAGATGCCGAGAGATGTTGCAATTGGCGCCGGGCTTTCTATGGAGCCAATTATTGTTCCGCCGCTAAGGTCCGCTGTTCCACAACGTTCTGGCGGCGCCGGTTCCTCGCCCGCTCGCACTGGCGGCACTCGCCGAGAAATTGCCCCTGGCGTCTTCGTGACTGAGAGGCCGTAATGCCCAAGTACACGCTCGAAATTGGCGGCAAGACCTACGACATTGAATCCGAGCACCCGCTGTCGGATTCCGATCTGGCAACCTACGCTCGCCAGATTGCGGCGCCGCAACAAACCGCACCATCAACACCCCAGGGGCAGATCCCGGGTGCTGGGCCGTATCGTGCGCCGCCAGAACAGCTTCCGGGGCCGCGCAGCAACCCGCTGGTTGACCTTCCTGCTGGCGCAGTGCGCGGCGCGGGATCTATCGGCTCGGTGCTGGTTGAGGCTGGCAGAACTCTGATGCCCGAGTCTATGGGTGGCGCGCCGGCAGCCACGTTTTTGCCCCGCGTAGCGCAGCGCGGGCAAGACATTTCTGCCGGCCTACAGTCTTTGGTTGGCGCCGATCCTGAAAGCCTGGCTTTTGGTGCCGGCAAACTTGCCGGCGAAGTCGCCGGCACGATGGGCGTAGGCCCTGTTATGGCTGCCGGCGCACGCGCAATGCGCGCAGGGGCTCCTATTGTTGAGGCGTTGAAGTTTGGCGGCATGACGCCCACGACGGCGCCCACGGCGTTGAGCGGCGCGGCAGCGCGGCTTGGCGGAGGCGCGGCAGTAGGTGGCACTAGCGGCGCGCTGATAAGCCCCGAGGACATTGCCACATCGGCAGTGTTGGGGACCGGTTTGCCGGCAGTTCTTGGGCCAATCAAAGCCGGCGCGGGCGCCGTCAACCGGGCCGTCATCCAACCGCTATTTGACCCTTCCAGCACCGCCAGAAACGCCATGCTGGGCGCGCTGGGCGGCGACGCGCAACAGGCCATCAATGCCCTTCGCGCAACGCAGGGAATGGAAACAACGCCTGGCTTCCGGCCGACGCTGACCGAGCGTTTGGCTGAGGGAGGCGCGGCCACGCCCACGATAGCGGCAATGGAAACGCGCTTGGCGTCGTCTTCGCCAGAAGCGAACCGGCAAATCTACGCTGCGGCGCAGGAGCGCGTTGGGGCGCTGCAAGGTCAGCTTCAGCGGGTTGAACAGCAGCTGCAACAGCAGGCAGGCGCGTTGCGCCCAGAAGCTCAGGTACAGTTGCGGGCCGTGCGCGATCAACTGATGCAGGGCTTGGCGCGGGCGCGCAAAGAGGCCGCAGACGCGCAGACGGCTGTTGCCGGCGCGTTGCCGGATGTGTCGCAAATTCGCATTGGCGGCGTTTTGTCTGATGAGGTTGAAAAGCAACTGCAACAGGCGCGCGGTCGCGTTACGGCGCAATACACCAAAGCCTTTCAGCTTGCCGGCGGTGAGCCAGTAATTCCGTTTGCTGGAGTTGTGGAGCGCGCTGGGGTTCTGCGCGACCAGCCCTTGCAAGAACTCAAAGGTCTTGCGCCCGAAACCGCCAAAGTGCTGCAACTGTACGGGGCCAAAGCCACGCCGCCTGCGCCCCTGGGCCGAGGCGAGGTGTCCAAGCGAATCATGGTTCGGCAACCCGAGCCGCTGCCACCCAACGTGACGCTGGAGCAAGCCTCCGCGCTCGGGCAGGCCCTGAACATTGACTACGCTGCACTCAAGGGCTCCACGGATTCCGCGTCCAACATTGCCCGCGCCAACATCAACAAAATGCGCGCCGAGTTGGATGCGGCCATCGCAAAAAGCGGTTTGAGCGACGAAGCCAAAGCCGCCTACACCGCAGCCAAGCAGGCGCACGCCACCCAAGTGGCCGAGCGGTTCTACACCGGAACCGCCAGCAAGCTGTACCGCGAGGGCGGCAGCAGGACGCCGCTTTTGGCCGACGAAAACATCGCCAAGACCGTGCTGCAGACTGAAACCGGCGCACGCGATTTACTGGCGGCCATCGGCCCCGATCCGGCGGCAAGGCAATCACTGGCGCAAGGTATTGAAGACCTGTTCCGGCGCGAAATTGTTGATTCCGCGACAAAGGTTGTTCGCCCCGATGCGGCGGCAAACTTCTTGCAAAAATACGGCCGTCAGATAGACATGGTTGGCGGCGATCTGCGTCAGCGCCTGACGCAAGTGCAGGCTGATGCCGGCAAGACTGCGGACGCTTTCAGGCGCATTGAGTCCGTTGGCAAGGAGGTCGGCAGGCGCACCGCCAGCGAGGTGGTGGACTATGCGTTGCAGCATCCCAGCAACATGGACATGGTGCGCCGCAGAATTGGCGCGGACGCTCAGGTCGCGCTGGCCCGCGAGGTTGCCGACAGGGCGCTTGCGCCGTTGAAGGCCGGTGACGCAGATGCTGCAGTGTCGTTCTTGACCAAGAACGCCGCCACGGCTCGCCTTGCTTTGGGCAAGGACACCTATGATGATCTGCTGCAACAGGCGCAGTTCGGTCAAGAGGTTTCCAAGCAAGCCAAGAGCCTGCAAGCTTTTGGAAAGGACGTACAGGGCGTCGTGTTTACGCGCACGCAAGGCTTCACGCCGCAGCAGTTGACCGACCTGTCGTTGGTGGCCAAGGACATCAAGCGCGCAGAAGCTGCTGCGGCCCTGTCAAAGCAAGGTCGCGCCACGGCGGCGCCCGATGTTTCTGAGCTTGCCACCGAGGCCGCTGAACAAGGCGCAGTGTCTGCGCGCAAATTCCCGCAACTTCTCAGTCGTGCGGCAACTGTTGCTCGCAATACCTGGGTCAACCTTGAGGGCAGAATCAACCGCCGTGCCGCCGCAGAACTGGTCACGTTGATGTACAAAGACCCGGATGCTGCGATTGCTGCCCTAGAAAGGGCGCAGATGCGCGCCACGACGCAAGCCAAGGGGCCTGGAATCATCAGCCGCGCCGGGGCGCAGGCCGTCAGGATTTCCGGCGCCGAGCCGTCGCGCCCCAACACTCTTGCCCCACAACCCACCAACGCCCTCATCGACTGATGGACACCCAAACCCTTTTCAACGTCGCGGTGACGCTAGCCGGGTTCCTTGGCGGCTGGATTCTGAACAACATCTGGCAATCCATCAGATTGCTAGACAAGGATGTCCGTCAGATGCCGCATGTCTACGTGGCCAAAGAGGACTACAAGGCGGACATTGGCGAGATCAAGTCAATGCTGGCTCGTATCTTTGATAAGCTAGACGACAAGGCCGACAAGCCGTGAACCATGCTGGCCGAACTTGCCGCCGCAAATGCCGCCTACGCGGTAATTAAGGAGACGCTTGCCAACGGCGGGGATTTGATCTCTGTCGGCGGCAAGTTGGCAGAGTACGTCGGACTCAAGCAAAAGATCGCGGCCAAGTCCAAAGAGAATGGCGGCATATGCGATGAATTCTGGGCGCTGGAGAAACTGCGCCAGCAGGAGGAGGAGCTAAAGACGCTTCTGATCTACCAAGGCCGGCCTGGCCTGTGGGATGATTGGCTGAGGTTCCAAGAGAACAAACGCAAAGAAGAAGCGGAACAGGCACAGCAGGAAAAGAAAAAGTACGCCAACAGGCGCGAGATAGCAAAGACTGTTGGGCTATCGCTTTTGATTGTTTTGCTTTGCTTTTCGCTTATAGGCGTTGTCGTTCTGGCAATACTGGTGACGAGGCAAATGTGAAAACGCATCTGCTGATTTTGTTATTGGCTTTAGCCGCAGTTGGCTGCGAAGATCGCTATCGATATCCGTGCCAAAATCCGGCCAAAAAAGATTTGCCAGAGTGTCAAGAGGACGCGTGTAAGGCAACTAGAACCTGTAGTGACATGGCGTATGGAAACAAAAAGTGATCTTGACGCGCTTTTGCGCTTCATTGTGGGCATCACTTTGGCGCTCACCCTTGTGATCATTGTTTGCGTTGTCCTGTACAGCCTAGTGTTTGTCACGCAGCCGTTTGGCGCAATGGCGCCGGCAGACACTGAGTTCTTTAAGCTCATCACCCCGCTGGCCACGTTCATTGCCGGCGCGCTTGGCGGCATCATGGCCGGCAAAAGCGGCAGCAACAAGTGCAAAGATCGCGGCGACGATTAGCGCCGCGCGCGTCCTTCAAGGAGTAAATTAATGCTCAGTCTGCTTTCAACCCTCGGCGGCCTGCTAATTAGCGGTCTGCCAAAACTGCTGGAGTTCTTTCAGAACAAGTCCGACCAGAAGCACGAACTTTCCCTAGCCAAGCTCCAGACGGAGCGCGAGCTTCAGCTTGCCGCCCAGGGCTACGCTGCCCAAGCCAAGATGGAGGAGATTCGCTCCGAGCAGGTTGCCATGCAGACTGAAGCGCAGATGACCGAGGCGGCCCTGCGGCACGATGAGAAGGTCCTAGAGAAGGCCAGCCAGTGGGTGGCGAACTACGTTGGCACGGTGAGGCCAACGGTGACCTACATTTTCATTCTAGAGCTTGTGCTGATCAACGCGGCACTGACGCTCTACGTTTGGAAGCATCCCGGCCTCATTCAGACTGTTGATGACCTAATCCGCGTGACGGCCATCATCTTTAGCGAGGACGAGATGGCGATGCTTGGCGGCATCATTGGGTTCTGGTTTGGAAGCCGGCAATGGAGCAAGAAGTGAAGTTAAGCTTTGCCGGCGAGGAACTAATGCACAGGTACGAGGGCTACAGAAACAGGCCCTACCTGTGCCCCGCTCACATCTGGACCGTTGGGTATGGTCATGTGCTGTATCAGGACCAGATCCAATTGCCCGTAGTCAGGAAGGAAGGGTATGCAGGATTCATCCGCAAAGAGTACCCGCTCCGGCAAGAGCACAACCGTTCGTGGTCGATGTCCGAGATTGATCAGCTATTCCGGGCTGACGTCGCTGCTTTTGAACGAGGTGTTCTTCGTCTTGTTCCCGGCTGTGCTGGTCATCAAGGCCGGTTCGACGCTCTGGTCAGTTTTGCGTTTAATGCCGGCCTAGGCAACCTGCAGCGCAGTCAGATCCGCATGAAGGCAAACCGAGGTGATGTTGAAGGGGCTGCTGATGCGTTCATGCAGTGGACCAAAGGTGGCGGCAGAGAGCTACCGGGCCTTGTCAAGCGGCGCAAAGATGAGCGTGCGTTGTTTCTATCCTAGCTGGGCCAGAAAAACGTCAGCAAAGCAATAGTTGCAACGGCCACTGTGGCCGTGATGGCCACAAATCCAAAAGAGCGGTCAAACTCGTCTGCGTAGTCGTCTCCGACATCGGTGGCGGCCTCTGCCGGCGCTGGTTGTGTGTCGTGCATTACCGCTGCTCCGTAACGCGCGCATCCCATGTGGCGCGCTGTGCGCGTAGCGTAGCATCTGCCGCCGTATCCGGCGCGGCTTGGCCAGACTCCACTTCGATCAGCTTTTCAATGTAATGCTTGGCCTTGCGGAGGTCTTCTACGCCGCCTTTCTGCCGCCAGCGTGAGACGTATTTGACGACGTTGCCTTCAAGATAGCCAAGATTGTTGGCTATCACGTAGTCCCAGACTTGAAGTGGCTTGTCTTTGTAGTGGCCGGGGCCGGTGTTGTTTGCGCTCATAGTCTGCTCCATCTAACGTTGTGTTGTTCGGGTTTGATTTTGCGATCCTTTAGCCGGTGCCGTGATTGCGTCTTCGTGGGCATAGTCATGCCGGGTTCAGCGGTCTCGCAGGAAACGAACGTCTTGAAGCACAGCGCACACATGCGCCTGCGCCAGACTTGGCCGTCAGCGGGGCGGCTCTCCAGCACTGGGCTCTTGCCGTCGCGGTTGCAGTGGGGGCATTTCATTCTTTCAGGATCTCCTTGCGAAGTTCATCCGTGGACCGCTCCATCTCCGCGAACAGGTAGTCAGGGACCACGACCTTGTGCGCCAGGATCAGCGACTCCAAGGTGCTGAGCAGGATGAGGATGTTGAGGTATTGTTCGCGGGTCATTTATCTACTTCCAGCAGTTGCTTTTTTAGGCGCTCAAGCAGCCACAACACCGTTCCGCCATCGGCATAGCTGCTGGCGAAATATTCTTCGCCTTGAGCGTCCCAGCCCATGATTACCACGCCTTCCATTTTGCCAACGGCGGTTTCGAGGATTCGGTCTGGCGGAAGATCCAATGTGGTGATGCCGGTAAATGGAATGATCTTTGCACCTCGCTTGGGTGAAGCGCAGACAAGGCACTCCATAGTGGTCAAGCCGTGTTCGCATTTCCTCATGTCAACCCCGTCAGTTTAAATGCCGCCTCTGTCGGCACTTGTAGCGAAACATACGCCCGACGCAGCGGGCACCAGAAATGGATGGTGGTCATGTGTTCCCCCTTGCGCGGATGACGCGGGCGAAGTAGTCGCCCCACACTTGGCACTGGCCGCTGAATGTTTCCTTCGCTTTGTCGTCACACACCTTCGCGCACGCCTCGCGTTCTGCCGCTACGCCGGCTGCGTAGCCTTCCCGGTACGTCATCATCGTGTTGGGCGGCGTATTTGCCAGAACAAGCATTACAAATTTTTTCAGTGCATCAACGATGTTTGCCGAGTCGTCCTCGCCGTTGGCGTCGCACAGTCCAGCCTCCCGCGCTATGCGGATGATGTCGTCGCGTGTCATTTTGTTTCCTCCACCGCCTTGATTGCGGCGCGGGCTTGCTTGATGGTGAACTTGATGCCGGGGTTCGTTGACGGGCTATCAAGGTCAAACCTGTCGGCGTAATCCGCCGCAATCTCTTTCAACGCCTCCAGCAGCGCATCGCGCTGGGCGATCAGTTGGTTGTTATTTGCCTGCAGTTTTAGCAACACATGCTCCGCTTGCGTGTGCCACAGGTCATCTCGCAGGGCGAGCGGAACATCAACCAACAGCAGTGTCTCAGGCTTGTCCATGATTCTTCTCCCAGCTTGCTTTCTCGACGAAGCGGGCGATTTTGATGGCCGTGTACCTGCTCACACCGAAATGCCCTGTGGCGTAGTAAATCTCATCCCCCGTCAGCGGCACCATCGTGCGCTGGGGCGGGGCGGCATTCAATTTGTCCACGATCTGCTTCGCATAACGGACTCGCTGTTCGTCATTTTCAAAGTCACCCGAAACTCGCAGCAAACCGTCATCCGTAGAGGCGTCGTCATAAATTACGCGGCCATCTTTGGACGCTACCCACGCCCCTGGCTGCACCGGCTCGGCCTGCTGCGCTAGGGCGGCGCGGAGGGCGGCCATTGCGGCAAGCCTGCGCGCGCTGATCTGGCAGGTTGCGGTGAAACGTGTCGGCTTCATCCAACGCCTCCAGCGCCTGCTGGGCGGCGGTTCGTAGGTCATTCATTTGCTACTCCAAAAACACAGTGACCAACGCTATGCCAAGCGCGGCAGCCGCAAGAACCATAGCAATCTCCGGATGCATGTGCGGTGAAGAATAAATGCATGCCGCCAAAAAACAAGCGTGGTATATCTTCATGTGCCCTTCCTTTGATGCTGAAAATTACCCAACGCATCCCTGGCGATTCTGGTTTGGCACTCTTCACAATCGTGCCCTATACAACCAATTACCTTAAATTTCTCGCCGCGATTGATGCTGTCAGCTAGATCGTCGGCTGTCATGGTAACCTGCTCCTGCACGTGGTCCCACAGGTGTCTGACGCGGTGGTCTTCCCACAATTTGTCTTGCATCAGCGCCGCCACCATCTGCAGCAGCCGCGTGCGGTCCAGCACAGGATCGCTGATGCCGCCGGGCCAGCCAAGGGCTGCCGACAGTTCAGGGTCTTGCGTGGTCATTTCTTCATTCCCGTAGGCGCAAAAATTGTCACAAACAGCAACAACCCAATCGCCACCAATACAACGTCTTGCCACCAAGCATCGGTCTTCGGAGGCTTGGGATCGCGGATCTCGTCGTCGTCAATCCGCACGTCATCCCATTCGGGAGGCGTGCGCGGGCGCGGGTTGAACTCCATTGGTTTATCTTCTTGCGTCACGTCACGTCTCCTGCAAGATACCGCTCCAACCTGGCAATCCGAGCTTGGTGATACGCCGCCATCGAATGCGCGTACTCCTCTGCGCTCTGGGCCTGCAGCAACTGCCGGCGGGCGTCGTCTAGTTCCCTCGCTGCCAGCACTTGTGCCGGCGCGGGGCGAAACAGGCCCGCAAAGAACTCGCGTACGCTGTTCATTTTTGCCCCCCGGCGTTCTCGCGCTCATACGCCAGAATGGCGCTCATCCGATACCTGATGCGCGGGCGCTCGCCGTCGCCGAGGCGAATAAACTTCGGCCCTGTGCCGGCAGCGCGCCACTGGTTCAGCGTGTTGATGTTCAGCCCCCAGCGCAGTGCAAGCTGGGCGGGGGTGATCAGGTGCTGATCGGGGGGTTGGCTGGCGGCGCTCACAGTGCGCCCTCCTCTGCGGCAGCGGGAGCGGGCGGCGGAGCCTGCTCTGCACGAATCTCCTCCGCGCGGCGCTGCACGGCGGCCACCACGCGTTCGCGCTCGGGGCCTTTCGGTACGCGGCGCATCTCGGGGCGCAGAGTCTCCAAGAACTCCAGCGTGGCGGCCATCTGGATCTGTTCGATTAGCGCCTCCACGTCCACTGCCGGCGGCTGGGGCGGTGCGACCTCCTCGATGGCGCCCATGTCGCGGGCAGGGCGCGGGGCCATGTCCTCGGCCTCCTCGGGCGTGTAGGCGCCGATGGCCACGCCGGGATAGATGGTGCGAATGCCTTCGCTGATGCACCGCGCGCGCAGCATCTGCCGGGGGTAGGATTTCCACGTCGGGTTGCGCGTCAGGCCGGCGTCTTGCGCCATCTTGGTCGTCCACTCAATGCGGACGCTGCCGCCTTGCGGGTGCGAGAACGTGCCGACCACGCGCTGGTCGGTGTACTCGCCCCATTCCACCTTGCCGCCTGCGGCTTGGAACCTAGCCAGCATGGCATCTGCGCGCAGCGTGGGGCGGCCGTTGATGACGTGGTAGTCGCGGGCGGCGATGGCGGGGTGCATGCCCTCGGCCTGCGCCACCAGCATGAGGGCCATCGCCTGATCGGGCGTCTTGACGCCGAACAGGCCGGACTTGGCGACCGCAAGCGCCATGCGCTCGATCTGGTCTACGGGGACAAGTGCTGTGCTCACTACAAACTCCTGTGTTAGGTGGACGGCCCAGGCGCAACTCTGGGCTATTTCACCGGGCATCCGGCCGTCCGATGCTGACGCTGCGCCACTACCACCACGCAGTCCTCGCAGCGTCGGCAAACTGATTAGTCGCTCAGGCCTGCGGCTTCGTCTGCCGGCAGTTCCTGCTCCTTGATGCCGGCGGTTTCAACCTCAACGCCGGCCGCCATCAGGCTAATGATGTCGTCTTGAGACGCAAGAGCGACGGCAAACGACGGCGTGACGTGGCTCAATACGTCTGCAACCTTGTATGCGCGAATCAGTCGATCGTTGCCATATTTGTCCGTAACAACGAACACCTTGATCTTGCGAGCGTACTTACGCTTCTCGGTTTCGCTCATTTCCTGCTTTCCGCGAGACGCCGCAGCGCCTCGACTTGTGCGCCGACCTCGTTGAGAAACTCCGTGACCTGGCGCTCGAGGTCGGCAACATACGCCGGGTCACGATTGATGCGCTGGACGTACAGTTGCAGCGGCTTAGGCATGCGGGGATCGAAACTGACGAAATCACACCACTGCCGGCCGGTGATCCACATCTGGCCCTGCACTTGGTCGGTATGCTCTGCCGGCATGCCGTTCAGCAGCGTCTCGATATGCATGGCGCTGTTGTACGGGCACTTGATCTCGATGAGCCCATCCCAGTCCACCAGGCCGTCCGGGCTGCAGCCTGCCATCAGGACGTCGTGTGCCACGAAGCCGGTTTCCTCCACCGCGACGCCCGTGCGCTGCTCGTAGGCGGCCCGCGCTGCAGCTTCCTGCTCCGCGCCCCAGCGCATGGCGGCGTTCTCGTATGCCGGCACCGGCTGGCCGGTGAGGCGCTCGACGACAAGCTCGGTCAGGTAACGCTGGCGGTCGGCGGCGGGTGCGCCGTTTCTCAGGCGGGCCATGACGTCCTTGAACCGGGACGCGGTGGCCTTGCCGCACCTGGCGGCGTACCAGTCGTCAGAGCGTTGGGTGGCGGTTTCGAGGATCATGGTGCGTCTGCCCCAAAAATGCGCTTGAACTCTTCGCTGGACTCCAGCATCAGGCTGTGTTGCAGGATCAGGAAGGCATCTTCGCCAACCTGCACTCCAATCGCTTGAAGGCTTTTGTCTTCGCTGCCGGTAAGAGCGGTCACCGCTCTGTCTGCGTGCTTCATCAACTCCTGCAAGAGATCGTCGTACTCTTTCAACAAGATGCGTGCGGCGCTCAGCTTTGTGTCGTTGCTCATGCTTCCACCTTCACGGGAACGATGACGCTCTCAATCCCACTGTGAATGCGCAGCCTAGTGGCGGCAGCGAAAGCGCGGGCGCGAAGAATGCCGATGGAATAGGCGTCGGCGGTCGGCGGCAGGTCTTGCGCCTGCTGCAGAACTTCCAGCACAAATGCAACGTCTGCAGCGGTCAGGGTACTGTTCGTAGTGGTTGCCATGTCAGTACTCCCCACCGGCGTGGCGCGACTCCCACGAATCCACCTCGGCCCGGATCATGTCCTCGGCGATTTCCGCGATGCGAGCCTGCTTTGCCCGCACGAACCGCTCGCGCAGCTCGTGCCGAGCGCGCAGGCACTGCTCCGACGTGCCGGCCAGCACGACGGCGAACAGGGTCACGGCGTTGACGCGGGTCATGTCCTCGCCGCAGTGATCCACGTTCGCGGCCAAACCATCACCGGGCCAGCCCTCACAGTCAGCCAGCCAGAGAGCCCAATCGTCCGGGCAGGCCAGCAGATGGTCGCGGGCATCCGTGATCCACGGGCTATCATCGTCTGCCGGCATGACCGGCCAAGTGGCCACGTCGCCGGGGCCGGGGATCGCACTGTAGTTCATCGCGTTACTCCTTTTATTTGCGGGATGCGCCGCAACGCCAAGGCATCATAGCGCAACATCGCAGAGCGTCAAACACTATCTAATAGCCTAGCAAAACGCTGGGGATTGTGGCGCAGGGTCAATGGCGGGCCTATGATGCGGCAACGGAGGTGCCAGCATGGCCGATGAATGGAGTCCAAGTCCCCCGCCTCAAGTGGGGTGGTACAGGGCGTCAGTATCCCGACAGGGGCAGTTTTACCGCTGGTGGGATGGCAAGCTATGGAGCGTCGTCGCCACGCCGTTTTTTGACGCCGAGGAAGCCGGCGCGGTAGCGGAGATCCCGGCGCCTGCTGACGTGCAGCGGCGCATCTGGTGGACGTGGCCGAAGGAGGCGAGGAAATGAGCGACCGTAAATTGCTGGAGCTTGCTGCGAAGGCGGCGGGGATGGAAAGTATGCGCTACGCATCTCCATACACGGGTATGTCGAAAATGCTTGATCCAGCTCGCCCAGAGACAACCGGAAGCATTGGGCCAAACTGGAACCCCATCACCGACGACGGCGATGCGCTGCGGCTGGCGGTGAAGCTTCGGATGAGTGTGTTTCACTCACTCAGTGATGTTTACGTGGTGGACGATGATGGCGACATTGAGGTCGAAGAGGGCCATAAGCGCGACCCCCTCGCCGCCACCCGCCGCGCCATCGTCCGCGTTGCAGCAGAAATCGGGAGGCAGATGCCATGACTTCAGAGGCATGGGAAATCGCCCCGAGAGGCACGCTCGCCCTGCTGGACAAGTGCCGGCACATCAGCTTGACGGACGACGAAATCGGGCGCCTGTGGTTTCAATGCGCGCTGCCTAGCGTGACGGAGACGCAGGCGCGGTTTCTGATCCGCGCTGCGGAACACGCGCTGCGGCAGAAGATGGTTCCTTGGAGGCCGGCAGAATGAGAACCCGCAGACTCAGCGATCAGAAACTCGCCGTGTTGGACTACGTGGCGGCAAATCAGCCCGTGCGTCGTGACACGCTGGCGGCCCACATGGGCCTAGCGGAGGAAACGGTGTCTGGGCACCTCAAGCGGTTGGTGGCGATGGGCAAGCTCCAGAAGCGCCGAATCGACCGGCACCGCTGGGTGTGGGAGATTGCCAGGCCGGTGCCGGTAGGCGTTGGATTTAGACCGCTGGCGGGGCATAACTTGCGGGCTCACGAGCAAGTTTCGTCTGTTTGGGAGTATGCGCGGAGGTGTGTATGACCGAACGTGGCCGCCGAACCCTGCGCGAGCAGATGCTCCGCAACCAGCAGACCGAGGCGCTATATGCCGCACTGAGCGGCAGGCCGGCGCGTGAACTGCCGATACCGCCAGAGCCGAAAAAGCGCCCGAAGCGCGAGCCGTCGCCGGCAGAGCAAAGACAGCCGTCAGAGGCTGAGATCCTGCGGGCCATCATCCAGCTACTACACCGGCACCCCCTCGTGGCGAAGGTCTGGCGGCAGAACAGCGGCACGTTTCAGGAACGCAACCGCGACGGAACGGTGCGCTACGTGCGGGCTAATACCGCAAAGGGCATGTCGGACATCATGGGCATCCTGCGCGACGGCCGCACGCTGGCCATCGAGGTCAAATCGCGCACTGGACGCATGCGCCCCGGGCAGGAGGAATTCCTGGCCACTATCAGGCAGGCCGGCGGCGTGGCGGGGGTTTGCCGCAGCGTTGAGGACGCGGTGGCGCTGCTGGCCTAACCCCTTCCCAGACCATCAAAACAGGGGCATCATCCACGCCCCGGAGGATTGACGCGATGACAATGGACTTTCGCGGTCTGGCCGACCGCCTGCTGGCCGACGCTGACAGACTGCTCGCGCAGTGGCTGCCGGCAGGCAAGCGCATCGGCGCCGAATACCGCGTGGGCAGCCTAGCCGGCGAAACTGGGCAGAGCCTGAGCATCAACGTTCGCACCGGGCGCTGGGCCGATTTCCAGAGCGGCGAGCGCGGCGGCGACCTGATCGACCTGTACGCTGCGATTCACGGGCTGGAGCTTGGCGAGGCATACCGTGAGTTGGACGGCAGCCCTGGTGTGCCGGCAGCGGGTACGGTAAAACCCCGCCCGCCGAAACCAGCGCGGCAGGTGATCATGCCCGTGCCGGACGAGGTGGCCGACTGCGACTGCATCCACCCCGATTACGGCCCGCCCACGCACCGCTGGACGTACTTTGACGGCAACGGCGAGGTCTTGGGCTACGTGGCCCGCTACCAACCTGCCGGCACGCGAAAGCAGATCATCCCGTGGACCTACGCCGCTGAGGGCTGGGGCCGTGGTCAGTGGCCGGCACCGCGCCCGCTGTACAGGCTGCAGGAACTGGAAGCGCGGCCAAATGATCCCGTGCTGATCTGCGAGGGCGAAAAAGCCACCGATGCCGCAGCGCAGTGGGCCGATCCTTACGTCGCAATGACCTGGCCCGGTGGCTCGCAGGCTCTGCACCTAGCGGATTGGTCGCCACTCATGGGACGCAAGGTCTTGCTCTGGCCTGACGCAGACGACGCGGGCAGGCTGGCGGCGCTGCGCTTGGCCGAGATCCTGCGCGACATCGTAATCGAAATCAAAATCGTAGACGTCACCGGCCAGCCTGACGGGTGGGACGCGGCCGATGCCGGGTTTCGCAGCTGGGCCGAGGCCCGCGCCTGGCTGCAGCCGCGCGTGCTGGTGCTGGACGCGCCGCCACCGGCACCGCCGGCACCGGAATTCGAGCCGGCGCCGAAGCCAGAGCCGCCGCCTGCAGCAGAGTACGCGCAGGCCGAGGCAGCCGTTGCAGAGCGCGACCCGTCGTCACTGCTGCCGGCAGAGTGGCATAAACGGTTCGCTTACGTCGTGCCCGATGATGCGTATTTCGACCTGGCGCAGAAACAGGAGTATTCGCGCGCTGCATTTAACGCGGCGTTCCGGCACGTTCGATGCCATAGCGTGCATTTAAACGCAGATGGCAAAGCCAAGCGCATCGAAGCTGCCACGTCGTATGACGAAAACCGGGTAGCGATGGGCGGGCGCATGCTGGCCGGCATCACATATGCGCCGGGGCGCAATGTGTTGTGTGAGCATACTGGGCAGGTATTCGGCAACAAATGGAAAGACGCCCGACCCGCCGTCAGCGGTGGCGATCCCGGGCCGTGGTTGGAGCATGTCCAGCGCCTGATCCCTGACGACGCCGAGCGCAAGCATTTCCTTGACGCACTGGCATTCAAAGTACAAAACCCCGGCGTGAAAATCAATCATGCGCTGCTGATCGGCGGTGCGCAGGGTGCCGGCAAAGACAGCATGATCGCCCCGCTGCTTTATGCCATCGGAGGCGAGAACAAAACTAACTGCACTAGCGTCGAAACTACGGAACTTACGCAGCCGTGGGGGTATTTCCTCGAAAACGAGGTCATTATCTTCAACGAACTGCGCCAGACTGAGGCTATCGACCGTCGCGCACTGGAAAACCGGCTGAAGCCGATTCTCGCGGCCCCGCCTGAGCTACTGACCGTGCAGCGCAAGGGCGCGCACCCGGTACAGGTGCTGAACCAGGCTCTCGTGCTGGCCATGACCAATTTCCGCGACGCAATTGCCATCCCGACCGAGGACCGGCGGTGGTTTGTCCTGTGGACCGACGCGCCCCGCATGGCAGAGGCCGATGCCGCCGCGCTGTGGCGTTATTTCCGCGCGGGCGGGCTGCAGGCCGGCGCCGCGTATCTGCGTCAGCGTGACGTGTCGGCATTCAATGCGGGCGCCACGCCGCCGTGGACCGAGGCTAAATCCATTATGGTCAGCCAAGCCCGCAGTCTGTCAGAATCGTGGCTCATCGAGCGCATTCAGCGCAGGAGCGAGGAATTCCGCGCGCCTGTGGTCTGCGGCCCGTGGTCTCGCCTCGTAGAGCGGCTGCAGGAGCAGGCGCCGCCGCAGGTGCGGGTATCGATTCAATCGCTCACGCTTGCGCTCGCTGAGGCCGGGTGGCGTGATTTTGGGATGTGCAAGAGTCGCGCTTATCAATCGGCGGCGCATTGTTTCGTGTCGCCAGAATTCCACGGCACGAAAAGCGAGGCCCGCGATGCCGCAATGGCTGCCAGCACGACGCCTGGCGTCGTGCGGCATTTTCCACGTACCGCATCGGGCGACTGAAAAAAATCCCCGGGGATCTGAATCAACCCGGGGATGGAAGCCGGCAGAACCGGCAGGGAGGAGATAACAGCGAAGGCCCGCCGCGAGCGGGCCCGCGTATTATAGGTCCAGCAGGAGGGCCAGCACAAGGGCCAGCAGCAGGGCTAGGGCGGCCCAGATCATAGGCACCCCCATTGCGCGGCCATTGCGGCGGCGATGCCGGCATAAGTGCGGCTGCGCTCCTTCCATCTGTCGGGTCCGGGCGGCATGCGATGCACGCGGGCTTCGCGCCCATCTACGATGTCGGTAGGCCTTAGTGTAGGCAGGTTTTTGAGCCACAAGCACGTCGCCTTCGTCTCGCCATGCCCAAATTGCCACGGCTGAATAACTTGATCTGGCTTCCGAATGCGGCTGCTGATCACACTGACGGGGTTTTCCAGTGCAATGCGCGAAATTGGCGACGCAAGCAACAGACGCACGAAATCCAAGGCTTCGGCCTGCTCGACTTGCTTGTTTTTGAACCAACGGGCGCCACTGACGGCAAGGTGAGTACACGGAGGATGCGCCACCATCAAATCCCACCTGTCGCCCAGCACATCGCGCACGTCGCCTTGGTGGTGCGGCCCGGGAGCCTCTGACGGCAGCAGGTCGCAGGACATAGCATCGTGGCCGGCAGCGCGAAATGCGTCGCGCACGGCGCCGGAATACTCGCAGGCTATCAGGACTCGCATCGCCCAGCCTCCCACTCCATCGCCACCGCCAGTGGCGCCGAGCGCCAAGAACCGAACACGGTTCGTATCGCGGCATCTTCGGCCCGATACCATGCCCGCATGGCCGTCGCATCGGTCCAGGCTGTGTGATAGCCCGACTGTAGCCAAGCGTCTCGCGCGGAGATGCCGGCAGCCGCTAGCACGGCGTGAGCGGCATCGAGGCCCCGGGCTAGTGCCTCGGGGTCGGGGTCGCAGTTACGTAACACGAGGGGCATTATTCGATCCTCCCGCGCTTTCCGGGCGCATCGGAAATGTCTGCTTTGCGAGCCTGCGCGCGCGTGGCGTAAACGTACCTGCGCACGGTGCTGGCGAATGGCCAGCCCATCGTCACCGTCGCGCCCCAGCCGCCGCGCTCGCGGCGTATGCCGGCATAGACGGAGGTGCCATTCTGGTCCTTCGGGTATCGCATCGTCGTTTCCTCTCGTTTCAGATCATTTCAGTATTCCATGTCTAGGAACTCTTCACAGCCGTCATGCTTGCCGGTTCTTTTTTTCTTCTCCTCATCTATGGCGCGGCCCAGCAGCATCAGCATGTCGCGTCCCATGTGCCACAAAACGAACTCCCAAATTACCTTTTCTCTTTCAATGTCTTCCATGTCCCTAGCGTTTGATTCGTCAGCGGCACGTTTTCGAGTTTCCGCAAGTTGCTCGCGCAAGTGCTTGATGTACAGAGCATACGCCGGCACCAATAACCGCATGTCGGCCTCGATGCGAAACTCGTAATCGGACTCTTTTTTCGTCATCGTTTCTCCAGTGTCAGAACAAAGCCGCCGGCAGCTCGCGCAGCTCATCTGCCGTCAGGGCCTCAGGAACCCCCCTAATCGGCGCCAAGAGCGCCGAACGGGGGTCGGGTGGTACCACGGTACCGAAAGGCCAGCACGCGGGCGCTGAGGCGCTGCGCTGGCCGTCGGGGGAGTGGCCGGGGAACGGGGTCACCACGGGAACACCCAGATCAGCACGCCGAACGCGCAGCCGATGATCAGGGCGCCGATTACGTCGGCGAATCGAAGGGGGATATCGTGCATCGCAGGGTCTCCAGTGTGTGGGGAGTGTGTGCCGGCAGGCTTACGCTGGGCTTACGCCGCCACTATCGGGATAAACCGCGAAGCACGCGCGCCGTGGACCACAATCGCCACGCTGGCCTGAACCGAACCACGTTCGGCACCATCGCACGCGCGGCACGTAATGCATTGCCGGCGTTTACCGCCTTCATCAGAGGCCGGACAGACAATCTCACGCGCGCCCAAAGCCTGATCGGCAGTACGCACGCGAAACGTCCGCCACCCGAGCGCGCGCGCTACGTCGCGCTCGGGGACGGTGTCCACCGATGCCATAGTCAAACCACGCAACCCGAGCGCATATGCGCGGCGCCACTGGTGCGTATAGCCGGTTCTGCCGGCAGCATTGCGCAGCAGCCGGCGCCAAATCCCTGCAGGGATAGCCGCAGGGTCACCATATGCGCCCATACGCACCACGCGCCCAGCTACTGCAGCGGCAGCATTGGCAGGCGCGAGCAAGGGATACGATCCCCGAACCCATGCGGCGTAAACTGACGTCACGGATTTACTGACGTCAACATAGCACGAACCGCCGAGTGCGGGTCTGTGTTGGCAGTCACCGCAAATCGATTCGTCGTCACCAGCGCGAATTGCATCGAGCGGCGCCTGATCGGCGCGCAGGATATATGTCTGCACCATGTTACCCGTCTTCCCATTGACGGAAGACAAAACCGCAATACCGATCACGGGCGAGCCGTCGATCAGGCTGGGGCCGTCGTAAAACACAAAACCGGGCATTTTCGTTATCTCCTCAGAATCGGGGCCGGGGCCCCGGGGTTATCACGCAATCCACTCAGCCTACGATCACCAGACATCGGCCATACGGGCGATTTCTGGCCAGCTGCGATCAAGCATTGAGGGGTCTTCCGTCACCAGCTCCTCGATGCCGACCATCACGCGGTATTGATGACCCTCGGGGATCACGCGCAGAATCCACGCCAGCAAATGTTCGCGGGTTTCGGTGTCCATCGTTTATCTCCTTCCTCTCGGCCCCGACCATCGGCGCCACGGGGTCATCATCTCGCCGCTTCCTGACGCGAAACTTACGTCCTACCGCAGCGTGTGGTCTTTCCAGGTGTGGCGGTCGGTGGGGCGGTGGGTGGCGGTCGCTGTGGCATTCTGCGCTCTACTCGGTGGTGGCAATGGTGGCATAGGTTCTCTAGATAGGTTTCATGAAAGGAATAGATGTAGCTACATATATATACGTATACGTATAAACGATTTGCGATCGGACTGCCACCATTGCCACAAACCCAAAACCCTTTATAAATCAACGGCTTAGCCGGTCTGTGTCTATGCCACGTTTTGAGAACAAAGACCGCCACGCTTAAAAGAACGCGTGCAAAGACGCTGCGCTCGCGCTGACGGCGGAAAGAACGCGTGCTCTTGTGCTGCGCTGCAGCATGGCATGGGCGCATCGATGCTGCGCTGCAGCATGGCGGCGACCAAGCTAAGTTAGTGAGCACTCACTGGGGGGCATGGCCAGCGTGCTGATCGTCAGTGTGCTGATGATGTGTGTGCGGACCAGGTGGGCAGGGACCGTCAGCATCGAGACCGTCAGTGTGCGGACAATCGGTGTGCTGATCATCAGCATGCGGAGGGGGGGTGGGGGTAGCCCCGGGTAGGGCCCGCGCAAAGGGCATGTGTGTACGGAGGACCCGCCGACAAATTTTTTTGCATAAACTTTCCCGCACTGCCAAATTTGGCCCTGGCGCCAAACGATCCCAAGTTTGCTGACGCTGACGGCAATCGCAGGGGCGAGCGTTGCTCGGTTTCATTCCTGCCGGCAATCGGCTATCATCCCACCCATGTTCCGAGACCTCCCCATAGTAGCCCGCGAACTGAAAGCCACGCCTGATGTGCTGGAGCGGGTATACCAGGCCTCGCGCTTGGGTTTGCGTGGTGATGCGCTTGCGCTGCGGGCAGGAATGCTGCCGGTGGAGTTTGCCCGCCTGAAGCTCATGGACCCGATGGCCGAGATGGCCGAGATGAAGGGCCGCGCTGACGCTGAGGGCGACCTGGCCACGACGCTGATGGCGGCCGCGCTGGACGGTGACACGAAGGTGGCGTTGGAGGTGCTGAAGCACCGGCACGATTGGGTTGCCAAGCAGCAGGTGCAGGTGGACGTGGCGCAGCAGATCAGTGTGACGGCAGCGCTGGAAGCGGCGCAGGGGCGGCTGCAGCGGGGGTTGGCCGTGGAGATTGAGGATGCCGTGGAAGTGCGGCCGAGAAGTATTACGCCTGCGGCGCTGCCGGCAGAAAGGCCCGCGTAATGCAGAAGCCGATATACACACCCGGCGAAGAGCAGGCTCTGATGACGCGGCTGTGGGGGCCGCAGATCAAGGACGACCCCGAGGCGTTTGTGTTGCTGGCGTTTCCGTGGGGGCAGGCGAATACGCCGCTGGAGCGGTTTGACGGCCCGAGGAAGTGGCAGCGGCGGGTGCTGCGGATGCTCAGGGATCACATCGCGGCGAACCGTGGGCAGGTGGAAATGGACACCCTGCGGGCAGCGGTTTCCAGCGGCCGTGGTATCGGTAAATCGGCGCTGGTGAGCTGGCTGATTCTGTGGATGCTCACGACGCGAATTGGCAGCACGGTGATGGTTTCCGCGAACAGCGAAGCGCAGCTCAGAGGCGTGACGTGGGGCGAGTTGACGAAGTGGGCCGCGATGGCAATTAACTCGCACTGGTGGGAAATCAGTGCGACGAAGCTCGTGCCGGCGCAGTGGCTGACGCAGATTGTCGAGCGGGATTTGAAGAAAGGCACCCGTTACTGGGCGGCCGAGGGCCGGCTTTGGAGTGAGGAAAACCCGGATGCGTATGCCGGCACTCACAACATGGACGGGATGATGCTGATATTCGACGAGGCGTCGGGTATTGCGGATGCGATTTGGCCTGTCGGCGCGGGGTTTTTCACGGAGAACATTCTCGACAGGTATTGGTTTGCGTTCAGTAACCCGCGAAAGAACACCGGGTATTTCTTTGAGTGTTTTCACGGCAAGCGCGATTTCTGGAAGACGATGCAGATTGACGCGCGCACCGTGGAAGGTACGGACCCGCGGGTGTATCAGCAGATCATTGACGAATACGGCGAGGATTCGCCGCAGGCGCGGGTGGAGGTGTACGGCGAGTTCCCGGCGCAGGGCGAAGACCAGTTCATCGCGCCGCGCTTGGTGGAGGACGCCGAGAAGCGCCCAGCCTGGAAAGACCCGAGCGCGCCGATTGTGCTGGGCGTGGACCCCGCCCGCAGCGGCGCGGACAGCACCGTGATCGTGGCGCGTCAGGGGCGCGACCTGCTGGCCATCAGGCGGTATCGGGGCGACGATACGATGACGGTGGTCGGGCACGTCATCGAGGCCATTGAGGATTTCCAGCCTGCGCTGACGGTGATCGACGAGGGCGGACTCGGGTACGGGATTCTGGACCGTCTGGTGGAACAGCGGTACAAGGTCAGGGGCGTAAATTTTGGCTGGAAGGCCAAGAGCAGCGTCATGTGGGGGAACAAGCGGGCCGAATTGTGGGGTACGATGCGCGAGTGGTTGAAAACGGCGTCGATTCCGAAGGACCGGCAGTTGAAAACCGACCTGACGGGGCCGAAAGTCAAGCCTGACAGCAGCGGCACCGTGTACTTGGAGTCCAAGAAGGACATGAAAGCGCGCGGCCTGGCGTCGCCAGACGCGGCGGATGCGTTGGCGTGTACTTTTGCGTTCCCGCTGGCCCACAGAGAGTACAATCCCAAGCCAGAGCGGCGCTTGATGAGCGAGCGCGGCTCCGTTTCGGTGGGTTGGATGGCACACTGATGGCTAAAAAATCCGTATCGCTGAGTGTTGGTCGAGGCGAAAAGCTGCCCGTCTCGCAGGGCGCCGGCCTGACGGCCAAGGGCCGCGAGAAGTACAACCGCGAAACGGGGTCGAACCTGAAGGCGCCGGCACCGAATCCGAAGACTGAGGCGGATAAGGGGCGGAAGGCCAGTTTCTGCGCCCGTATGGGTGGCGTGGCCGCGAAAGCCAAGGATGGCGAGCGCGCCAAAGCCGCCCTGAAACGCTGGAAGTGCTAAAAATGGCCACGAAACCCGGTCTTTACGCTGCAATCCACGCCAAACGCGAGCGCATTGCCGCCGGCAGCGGTGAGAAAATGCGCAAGCCAGGCTCTCCGGGCGCCCCTACCGCCAAGGCGTTCCGCGAGTCGGCCAAAACGGCCAAACCGAAGGAGAAATGACGTGCCGCTGGTCAAATCGTCGTCCAAAGAAGCGTTCCGCAAAAACGTGAAGGCCGAAATGGCTGCCGGCAAGCCCCAGAGGCAGGCGGTGGCTATTGCGTACAGCGTCAAGCGCGAAGCGCAGCGGCCGGCGCCGAAGAAGAAATAACCTGCGGACACCCTGATGGCCAAGTACTCGCCCGAAACCGGCATGGACGCCGCAAAAACCGTCGCCAGCGGCGCGTCGGACGAATCGGCATTCCTGACGGAGATGCGCCACCGCATGAAGATGGCGCAAGCGGCGTTTTCCAACACCCGTCAGAACGAACTGGACGACTTAAAGTTTTATGCCGGCAGTTCGGACAATTCGTGGCAGTGGCCGCAGGACGTGCTGGCTACCCGCGGCAGCGTGCAGGGCCAAACGATCAACGCCAGGCCGTGCCTGACGATCAACAAGTTGCCGCAGCACGTTCGCAGCGTCACCAATGACCAGCGGCAGAACCGCCCGAGCGGCAAAGTTATTCCCGCCGACGACCGCGCCGACCCGCAAGTGGCCGAAATTTATGACGGCATGGTGCGGCACATTGAGTACATGTCCGACGCGGACGTGGCCTACGACACGGCTTGCGAGAATCAGGTGACGTTTGGCGAGGGGTACATTCGCATCCTGACGGAGTACACCGACCCAAACTCGTTTGATCAGGACATCCGCATCGGGCGCATCCGCAACTCGTTCAGCGTGTACATGGACCCGCTGATGCAAGATCCGTGTGGGTCTGATGCGCGGTGGTGTTTCATCACGGAAGACCTGACCAAACAGGAATACGAGCGCCTGTACCCCAACGCCGCGCCAGTGTCTACGCTGATGTCGTACAGTGTCGGCGACTCAACAGCCGGGTATTGGCTGAACGAGAACATGGTGCGGATTGCGGAGTACTTCTACATCGTCAAGGAGCGCCGCACGCTGCATCTCTATCCTGGCGGCATGACGGCGTTTGCCGATTCGCCGCAGGCAAAACAGATGGAGATGATGGGCCTGAAGCCCATTCGCTCGCGTGAGGCTGAACAACAGCGCGTGAAGTGGTGCAAGACCAACGGATACGAGAAGCTGGAAGAAAACGACTGGGCCGGCAAGTGGATTCCGGTGGTCCGCGTGGTGGGCAACGAGTTTGAAGTGGACGGCGAAGTCCACATCTCGGGCCTGGTGCGCAACGCCAAAGACGCCCAGCGCATGTACAACTACTGGGTGTCGCAAGAGGCCGAGATGCTGGCCTTGGCGCCCAAGGCGCCGTTCATCGGGTACGGCGGGCAGTTTGAGGGCTACGAACACCAGTGGAAGACCGCCAACACGACCAACTGGCCGTATCTGGAGGTCAATCCTGACGCCACGGACGGCGCCGGCAACGTGTTCCCGCTGCCGCAGCGCGCGCAGCCGCCGATGGCGCAGCAGGGTCTGATTGCGGCCAAGATGGGCGCGTCCGATGACATCAAGGCGACGACGGGGCAATACGATTCGTCTCTCGGGCAGACTTCCAACGAACGGTCGGGCCGTGCTATTCTGGCTCGTGAGAGGCAGAGCGATACAGGCACGTATCACTACGTGGACAATCTGGCGCGTGCAGTACGTTATGTGACGCGCCAGATCGTGGACCTGATTCCGAAGATTTACGACACGCAGCGCATTGCCAGGATCATTGGCGTTGACGGCGAAACGCGCATGGCGCGGCTGGACCCGAATCAGCCCGAGCCGGTGCGTGAGGTTAAAGACCAAACCGGCGTGGTGATTGGCAAGATTTACAACCCCGGCGTCGGCAAGTACGACGTCGTGGTGACCACAGGCCCGTCGTACTTGACCAAGCGTCAGGAGGCGATGGACGCCATGTCGCAGATTCTGCAGGGCTCGCCGCAACTGTGGGCGGTAGCGGGCGACCTGTTTGTAAAGAACATGGACTGGCCGGGCGCTGAAGAACTGGCGGCACGCTTGCGCAAGACCATTGACCCGAAGCTGTTGCAGGATCAGGAAGATCCGGCGTTGCAGGCGGCAAACCAGCAGATTCAGGTGCTGACGCAGGAGTTGCAGGGCATGATGCAGATGCTGCAGCGCGTCAATCAGTCGATGGAAGCGCAGGAACTGAAGATCAAGGAATACGACGCCGAGACCAAGCGCATCAGCGTCATGCAGGCCGGCATGCGGCCCGAGCAGATTCAAGAGTTGATCATCCAGACCCTGCGTGATGTTGCCGATGTTGGCAGTCTGGCTGCGGCGCAGCGTCAGTTCATGCCGCCAACGCCGGCCATGCAGGGTGGCATGCTTGGCGCGCCGATGGCGCAGCCCGAAGGAGTCCCGGTATGACGTGCGAAGTGTTTGTCGGCCACCTGTTCCTTGCGCGTGACGTCACGCACTCGGCGCACCTCAACACGCGCTCGTATGCCAAGCACGTCGCTCTGAACGAGTTTTACGACGGCATCATCGACCTAGCGGACAAGTTTGCCGAGGCTTATCAGGGCCGGCATGGCTTGATTGGCCCGATCACGCTGCAGTCGGCCACCAAGACCAACAGCGTGCTGGAGTTCCTTGAGGACTCGCTAAAGACGCTGGAAGGCATGCGCTACGAGGTGTGCGACAAGTCCGACACGCCGTTGCAGAACATCATTGACGAGATCGTGGGGCTGTACTTGTCCACACTCTACAAACTCAAATTCCTTGCTTAAGGAACATCAACATGGAACTTCTTGCTGTTCTTGACGACGCCCAGTTTACTGCCCGCACCGCGTCCTTTACGGGTACTGCTGGATCTACGGACCCGTGGCCCGCTGGCCCGCAGGGTGTGGTAGTGTGGACTACCACGGCGGCTTACATTCGCGTAGGATCAGACGTTACGGCCACGACCGCAGATATGCCAATTCCGGCTAACACTCCAATTCCTTTTGAAGTTCCTGCCGGCACTGGCGCGCCGTGGCGCGTCAGCGCAATTCAAGTGTCGTCTGGCGGCACCTTGTACGCCAAGCCAATCAACATTCGATAACGGGGCTTTTATGCCGTTCTTTGGAGTACCTCTGCGTAACGGCATTCCGCTGGGGTTGGGTTCTGTTGTCGGCTTTGGTGTTGCCGCGTCAGCTCCGGCGCCTCCCGCAGCAAATTTTGCAGTGCTGCCGTCATCTGGCGCGCCAACTTATACTGTCACAAGAGATATATTGAACAGTTCTGGCGCGTCGTTTTCCGTGTCTGGAACTGTTCTGAGCAGCAACGGCACAAGCTACTCTCCAATCTGAGGATCTGTCATGGCAGCTTTTGAAGTCATCGCGCTTGACACCGTAACGCCGCAACTTCGCGCACCGGGGGCGGCGGATACGTACACGTTTCCGCGTGCGGTGTCTATGTCGGGCGCTTTGACGTATGGCGGCGTGACGCTGAACAACGCGGTAACCGGCACCGGAAACATGGTTTTGTCGGTAAGTCCGACATTTACCACGCCAGTGCTTGGAACTCCGTCTAGCGGAACGCTTACGAACTGCACGGGGCTTCCGTTGTCCACTGGCGTGACCGGGACGCTGCCGGTTGCAAACGGCGGCACGGGCCAGACCAGCTACACCGATGGTCAGCTCCTAATCGGGAACAGCACAGGCGGCACGCTTGCCAAAGCTACGCTGACGGCTGGCGCAAACGTCACAATTACCAACGGCCCCGGGTCTATTACTATTGCGGCATCTGCTGGAGGCGGCGGCGGCGCGCTGACGTTCAACAATCAGACCGCAGCCTATACCGTGGTGTCTGGGGATCTGGGGAAGATCGTCAATTGCACCAGTGGGACGTTTACCGTATCGCTGACCGCAGCCGCTACGCTCGGGTCCGGTTTCAATTGCTGGATCTGGAATACCGGCACCGGGACGATTACGATTGATCCGAGCGGCGCAGAAACAATCGACGGAGTTTCGACGTTAACCCTGCGCCAGGGGGAAGGTTCTCAAATTGTGTGCAATGGCACCAACTGGGAGACGGGCGACAAAAAAACGATGCGGGCCTACGCCGAAAATATCACATCTGGGAACATTAAGCCCGTAGCATCTGGAGCGTTTTCTGTAGCCATTGGAAAACAAGCAACATCCAGCGGCAATACTTCACTGGCAATAGGAGACACGTCAACCGCAAGTGGCAATTATTCAACAGCAATCGGATATTTTACAAACGCAAATTCAGCGTTTTCTTCTGCAATAGGATTAAATTCGTCCGGGAACGGATCTCAATCATTTGGTTCCGGCGCAATGGCCCTCGGCGGCAGCTACTCATCTGGTACGGATTCGTTCGCGGCGGCGGTTGCGAATAATACAAGCAGCTACGGGGCAAAAGCAGCAAATGCTATAGCTATAGGCAACTCAAATCAATCAACGGCCAGCACGGCTGTGTCTGTTGGCGACTACAACATTGCAAGCGGAATTTTGTCGCAGTGCTTTGGGGATTATTGCGAAGCAACGGCCACATTGGCATTTGCTTACGGGTCCCAAGCTAAATCATCGTTGTACGGGAAGTGGTCTTACGCGTCCGCGGCATTTGCCGCCGCAGGCGACGCGCAACTTGGCAATATGGTTTTGCGTAGGGCGACTACAGGCAACACGCCTACTGCCCTTACGTCAAACAACTCTGCTGCAGATGCAACAAATCAGGTAGCACTCAACAACAATACCGCATTCGCATTTACCGGTATCGTAGTGGCGCGCCAACAAGCAGCAGGAGGAACACAATCCGCAGCCTGGAAAGTAGAAGGTCTGATTCGGCGAGAGGGCACTGCAGCATCGACGACACTGGTGACGTCGACCGTGACCGCAATTTCCAACGTACCAGGGTGGACACTGGCATTGTCCGCAGATACCACGAATGGCGCGCTTGCAATCACCGCAACCGGCGCGCTCGCAACTAACATCCGGTGGGTCGCAACCGTGCAGACATCCGAAGTCATCTACGCATAAGGGACCATCATGGCAATTCAGATCGACCTTCAATCCTCGCAGTTTGGCGTACCGTTCGCCGGCGCCTACTTCCGTATCGTCACTGCTGCCGTGTCACGGCAGCGCCAGGGGGTGCATAAGTTCAACGCCATGCTTGATGTCGCAGGGTATGGCACCTCGACGCCTGGGGATGACACGCAGCCCGTGGACTTCCGGCGCTATCACGCGCCTCTGGAGGATGTGGAGGCCCAGCAGGGCGCGACGTTCCTTGACCGCTGCTATGCTTGGGTCATGGCCCAAGATGACATG